AAAGAAAAAAAGATACACCCCACACAAAAACCAATAATATTATATGAATGGCTATTACAAAATTTTGCAGAACCCGGTCAAAGGATATTGGACACGCACGGCGGAAGTATGAGCCATGCAATAGCCGCACATAAATTGGGCTTTGATTTAACTATAATTGAAAAAGACCCGGTTTATTATGAACAAGCAAAGAAAAGATTAATTGAGTTTCAAATACAGCAAGTTTTATTTTAATTATGAAAATTATAACATCTATTTCAAATAATATAAAAGGGATATCAAAGAAAGCGGGAGGTTATATATGGAAAAAAATATAAGAATTTCAGCAGTAGTGGGAATTGACCCGGGAAGCAATGGCGGTATTGTAACATGGCGACCAAATCAAAATATCAAGGCAATACAAATGCCAAAGGATTTAACAGATTTGCGTAATTATTTGGAATATCTGAAAACCATTTGTTCGCCAATTGTCTTTTTGGAAAAATTGAGCGTGCGCCCGGATGATGTAACGCTTGGTGCCGATGGCGTAAATATGGGTAAATTGTACCGCATACAAAAAATGCTTGCAAACTTTGAGCAATTGAAAGCCATTATAACCGTCGCCGAAATACCGTTTGTTCTAATAGCCCCTATTTCGTGGCAGCAAAAACTAAGGATAAGAATAAAAAATGAAGATAAAAAAGACAGAAAAAAAAGATATAAAGATATAGCACAATCACTATATCCAGAGATAAAACAAACTATGTATTCATGCGATGCAACTTTGATAATGCACTTTGGACGTTATATGTTAGCTAACAATATGGATTGGATAAAAAGTAATTTACCGAATTATTTACATAATAGATTATGGGATTAGAATTTGAAGAATATAAAGAAATATTTCCATCGTATTACATATCAAATTTTGGGAATATAAAGCATGATAATAACTTTCTAAAAAAATGTATCCATTCTAATGGATATGAACAGGTTAATATACGTATCGGTAATAAATATGTTACAAAATTAATACATAGATTAGTTGCTGCGGCTTTCATTCCGAACCCGGACAACAAACCATGTGTTGACCATATCGACGGCAATAAGAGGAATAATTATGTTTCAAATTTGCGTTGGGTTACACCAGTAGAAAACGCGAATAATATTATCACAAAAAAGAGAAGTATAGAAAACAGAAAATCACATAATGAAAAAAAAATAGTTGCAATAAGTGGCGAAATTAATGTGTATTTTAATTCAATAATAGAGGCATCTATTATATTGGGGGTCGATAGAACTAGTATTTCAAAATGCCTAAAAGGTCAAAGGGGGAAAGCTGGTGGATATGTTTTTAAATATCAGGAAATGGTTACATATACTGATTTTATAAATGCTATAAAACAGATGAGGCATAGCCAAAGACGTTACAAACGGAACCCAACCCCGGAGAAATTGGCAACGTTAGAAAGTTGGGAACGCAAAGTTGATGCAATTGTTGCTAAAATAACAGATAAACAAATGAGGCTGTTTTGATTTATGCCCGGAATGTATAACGTTCCGGGTTTATTGTTTTTTTTTTGAAAATAAAAAGAAAAAATTTTGGTAGTTAAAATGCTATGCGTATATTTGCAGTGTCAAACAACGAAAGACCCCACAGTCTAACCAAAATGCAAAAAGACTGTTGAAAGATTAAGTTCGTAAGAGTAGAAAGTAAGCAACGGTATCTACAAAGGGTTAAATGATGGTTCGGTAACCGATTAAATGAAGCTATAAAGCCAAAATCTTTCAAAGTATGACAAACACCGACCGGGCGGGTTCCCGGAAAGTAAACATTTTATTATGAAAACAACGATTTACGATTTTGATTTTGAGATTGCCGGACACGGATATTACAAAGTAACTTACACGTCCCCGGCAACGGGTAAAAGATGGACGACAACAACAAACAATATGCCTTTGATTGATGCGACCAAGAACGCAGAAGAACCGAAACGTAAGGATTTGGAAGAACTTAAAAGGATTTGTAAAGATGGGAAAGTTTGTTGATGAAGTAGGAGCAATCCGGCACGCAATGAGCGACAAAGAGTTGAACGAATTATACAAGCGTTTGGAAAATTTCATTGCTGATTGCACGGTTGAGGAAGCGAAAGAAAGCCGGGACGCATTTGTTAAGGTGCAAACAATGATATACCAAAGAATAAGAGAAAACAAAAAATAATATTAACCCGCCG